GTGCTTACCGATACAAAATTAAAAAACCTCAAGCCGCAGGACAAACTGTACAAGGTCTCCGATCGTGACGGGCTGTATGTAGCTGTGCTTACGTCAGGCACGGTCTCGTTTCGCTATGACTACCGTATCAACGGTCGCCGCGAAACACTGGTAATCGGGCAGTATGGGCGTGACGGTATCAGCCTGGCAGAAGCGCGAGAAGAACTGATTGCTGCAAAGAAGCTGCTTAAAGCAGGCCAGTCACCGGCTGCGGCTAAACGTGACGGTATCAAAAAGATTCGTGGTGCCGAGACGTTTGCGGTACATACCGACAGTTATATGAAACACGTCATCCTGGCTGACAGTACCCGCGCAATGAAACAGGCGGTGATCGACCGTGACATACTTCCGGTTCTTGGCAATAAAATGATGGCTGAAATTACCACATCGATGGTTCGTGATTTGTGTGACCGGATTGTCGAACGCGGTGGCCGGGCAACAGCAGTGCAGGCCAGGGAGATCATCAGTAGCGTATACCGTCACGCCAATGACCGTGGTCATGGTTTGTTTAATCCTGCGGCTGACATTAAACCTTCGTCTATCGCCATATTTAAACCACGAGAGCGAACACTGACACCAGAAGAAATTGGCCTGTTCTTCCGCACGCTGGATGCCATTGGTGCTATGGGCACTATGAAAATGGCTTTAAAACTGGTGCTTATCACTATGGTTCGTAAGGGCGAATTCACCAATGCAACGTGGGATGAAATAGATTTTAAAAAATGGACATGGACAATTCCTCCAGACCGCATGAAGGGAAGCCGGGCGCACGTTATTTACCTGCCTAAACAGGCACAGGATATATTGGTCGGGTTGCAGATGTGCGCTGGTGGAAGTGAATATCTGGTTCCTGGTCGTTACAATTTCCGGAAGCCATTATCTAATGCCGCGCTGAACTCTCTGATCGACAGAACGGTGAAAATAATAAATGAAGATGGTGAGCATATTCAGGACTTCACTGTACATGATATGCGCCGTACAGCCAGTACGTTGTTGCATGAGGCTGGTTATCCTTCAGACTGGATTGAAAAGGCTCTGGCACATGAGCAGAAAGGTGTGCGCGCCGTATATAACAAAGCGGAATACGCCAGACAGCGCGCCTACATGTTGCAGCAGTGGGCCGATATGATTGATTCATGGATTGACGGGGAGCATACGGATCTGATTCCGTTCTCCCCGTCGAAGTTTGAGAAGTGGATGGCGGGGGAATAACGTTTAATAGTTCTGCTGATTTTCTTCCATCTCTGCTTCTGCTGCCAGTGATTCAATTTTGTTTTCGAATATTGCTGACAGTGTTGCAAATTCAGCATCAGTGACAGCGGGAATTGGAACAAACCTGATCCCGCTGTGTGCAAGCATGTTTGCAGTTTCAAGGCATTTTCTTAAATCTGCTGGTGATGCCCTGTTCATGCAGCACGCTCCCGCCCCTGGTTGTCTGTTGGTGACAGCGGAGCATTGCTGAATGCATTTGTTAATCCGCCAATATCCAACGCGTATCCAGGGTGTAGTTGCACTGCCGGGTCTTCGCACTGATTACCCCAAACATCGAAGCCATGAGACGTCTGGCGGGCGAACAGTTCAATGCGAGAAACATCGCCTAATAATTGCACAAGTTTTTCACGAACGACATCTGGTTTTCTTGAATGCTCAAGCCGCGGTGCGGTAAATGACTGAACGATCCCTGCATTAATGCGCGGAGGTAGTTTTCCCTTTACTGCAAACAGGCAATCTTCACTATTGGCGCGAGTCATGTGACCCATACCCATAACCAGTTTATCTTGTTGTCGACTACCACATTTTATCCACGTGAAGCCCTTCATGGTCATCAGACGGAATCCCCAGGCTTCAACAACTTTTAGTGCTTCGAGTGGTTGTGTTGGCACCCACCACATGGCCAACAGACAGTTTTCATCGGCCAAATCCCACACAGGAAGGCGGCAGATATCAAGCACACTCATAACCGGATATTTAAAACCGGCACCGCGATTACCATCTGCGGCTTTGTCCCGGTATACCCAGGGTGGATCTGCATAGATTAGTGTGTATTTCTTAGTCATAAACCACCCCACAACATCCTATGCCGCTATAGTCGCCACGGCGAAGGCCGTTACCTTTTGTGATACATTGGTCCCTGCGAACCGCAATCCTTGCTCGCTCAACATCACCAGAAGCAACATCCATACACTGAAGCCAAAGGTGAGCGGCAATGCGGAACTGCCCTTTTTTTTCTCTTTCAATCGCGCGTTTTTCGATCTCTATCGCCGCAGGAGTAACGGCGACAATCTTTGACGGACTACGCATTGAAACCTTATTCATGTGATATTTTTCAAGTCGGCTTAACTTTCTCACTTAATCCAACCCTCTCTGAAAATTAATGCCAGCAGATAAAGCCATGCTGAAACAGAGTCCAGGAATAAGTACCATCCTGACCATTTGCTCCAGTGCCTTAGCAGCGCACTCATGCAGCGTTGCTCACGGGACGATATACACGTTGCTGAACAGGAGGTTTTTTACCCTGGAACTCTGCCGGGCTTGCTGCCTGACGTTCATCAAGCCAACGCTCAACTTCGTCACGGTTCCATGCGCAGCGTTTGTCAGTGATATACCAGCGTTTAGGAAATTCACCTGCGCGCTCCATACGGTCGATAGTGCTCCATGACAGTGGCACCACCGCCAGGAGTTCCTTCTTACCTAATGCACCTTTCATAAATACCTCTCTTGGTTGCAGTGCGGCGCGCGTTGCGCCGCGGTGGTGGTTACTCGAATTCTGGACGCATATCGTTAAGCGTCATCATGAATTTTTGGTGATATTCATCACCGAGCTTTTCAGCCATGGTGTTAATTTCATTTTCAGCGCGCTTGAACATCGTTTTTGCATCTTCAGCAGATGGATCCAGGCTATTAAGTATCGCGATGATATATTCTCGAGCTTCTTCTCGTTCTGAATCTGAAATTGGCGACAGGTGTTGACGCTCATCGTCAACTACGGAATATTCACCAGTGATAACAGCTGCGTTATCTTGGCTAAGTCCAGCTTCAGCGCGCTCATCCATAACAACAGCCTTCTGCATTTCAATAGAAACAGGAAGATATTTGAACAGTCGGCGAATTACTGTTTTTTTAGCCATCTCATCGAAGTGATCAACCCATGGGCCACTGCTACCGGCTTTGCTCAGTGCACGAACTTTCTCAACGTCTGCCCGGCTCATAACTTCAAATTGGACTCCGCCATCTTTCAGTCGTGCAACGGCGTAAACGTGCGTTAATTCTCCGCGGTCACCTGTTTCGCAAGGTAAATGCTCGAGCGTTTCTTCCAGGCCGTATGAGTAGCTGAATTTGTCGTTTGTATGTACGGTACGAGCCGAGATACTCAGGATCTGCCCAGAGCGGCGGGCAAGGTCAATCATTCCGCGATAGCCGATAATAAGCTGTGCTTCTGTAGATACGGTTTCCCATCTTCCATTTACTTTCTGGCGTTTGTCGAACGGTATCAGGTAAGCGTGTCCAAGAGCTCCGCCTGGTTCAAGACCCAATTGGGCACATTGCATAATTGCCCCCAGGAAGCTGGCTTGGTCGCATGATGCAAGTTTTGGAACCTTTCTGATCTCTGTGGTTGCTATGCGCGCCAGACGGTCTGCTGTCATGTGCTTTGGAAGTGCCAAAGCCATCTGAGCTTTAATTTTTGGGTCTGCCAGAAGTCCGGCCAGAGTTGTTGGTTTCTCATTATGATGTGCAACTTGGTTACCGGTAGCCGCTGCCTTAAGTGCATTGATAGACATTTTTTCTCCTTACTTCATTCTGAAGACGCGTTGTGTCGTTGTTGTTTTGAATTTTTCGAATAACTCAGGGTGTACTGACTGGAATAGCTTCTGGTCGAATCTGTTGCTGATCTGAGATTTCCATGTGCAGAGCGGCTTTCCGTCCAGGGTCAGGACTGAGTGCTCTTGCATGTACATCTTCAGCTTCTCTTCTGATATAGCTATTTCTTCTTCCAGTGATTTTCTGCGTGACTTCATGTCTCGTAGATCGTTGAATAGTGCGAGTGCCTTTCCGTCAGCCTCGATACTTGTCCCGGCATCTTTCTCAAACATCAGCGATACATCGCTTACGCTGGTAGCTTCCGGCGGGTTAAGATTTTTCACTCGGTCCCAGAAAGCGATTTCTTTTTCTAAGATCGCCTGGATAGTTTCTTCATCACGCTCAACCCGATAGATTCGGAAGTCGTCGCCACCGATAAGCACACCGAAAACGCATACCTGTTTGTTTGTAACCATCAACCCGTGCATGGCCTGGGCCGTGTAATGCACAGGAATTGCATCTGTCTGGATTTCTCCCCATTCTTTGGCTTTGAACGGACTAACTGTTTTGATCTCAATGTTCTCGCCTGACGCTGCTTCTGCATCGATCTCAGCTGCAATAAAATCGTAATCACGGTGGATATAGCGGTTTCCGCGATGAACGATTTCCATCCCTGTTTCCTCAGAAAGCAGGTCTATTACGTATGGCTCCATACGCTGGCCACGCGTGAAAACTTTCTGCTTGCTTGGGTCTACTGGTTTGACACGTGGCTGGACCTTATCCAGATAAACCTCAAGCGGGGTGCGCCATGGGCTAATTCCAAGAATCCCTGCAACATCGCTTCCTCCGATGTATTTTGTTCTATCCATGATTCCAGCGTTCCGCATCATGCCGCGTCCCTCTGCCCATCAAGCTGATCCGCCAGATCCCAGCGCGCTATAATTGCCATTGCCTCGCGCCGGTAGGAATCCATCAGTTCTTCGAACTCTGGACTGTCTTTAGCGGCCTCCAGTACTTCCTGGCGAACGCCTTTACCTGTTACAGCGTCGAAAGTTGAGGCTAGTTGATGAAGCCGGATGCTCTCGATCAGTTCAACTTGTCGGTCATATAGCTGTTCTGACAGGCGGTAGTCCTTGTCGAATGCCAGCATGATTTTTTGAAGATTTTTCTGCTGATTAACGTTCATTATCAGACCTCCCATATCTCGTTATCGTTGGCCACATCGCGAGCTTCTTTGCTGACGAAAGCCCACTTAATGCCTTCCTGTAAGGTGCGGAACTTCCAGCTCATGAATCCGCATGCAGTAACGCAGTACCAACCGTTGATGATTTTCCACTGCATAACTTGTTACCTCGGTCTGTTACCGTTGAGGTAATAATTATGCGTATTTGGTTTGATGTCAATAGATATGAGTTAAAAAAATTACCCATTAGGTAATAGTATAGGCAATAAAAAAGCCGCCAGAAGGCGGCTTACTTACTGAAAAATATGATTTTATTGTTTGTTTTTTTCGTTCTGGTTGATGACAAATTCAATGTAACTTTCGATCTTTGCTTTCTCGGTTTCGGGTAACAATGCGTAGCGCGAGCGGTCATAGTTGATGGTCGCAGGGTCGTGCGGGTGAATCAGTAATTCATAGCCGTGACGCCCGAATGCGGATGCAACATTCTCCAGGGTGGAAATGGAAACGCTGACCTCATTGTTTAACAGGCGGCTGATTGTCACCTGGGCGACGCCGGATGCGCGGTGAAGTTTTCCCTGTGTTGAAAGGTCGCGGCTTTCGCTCATCCAGCGTTCCAGGTTGTGAGCCGCCAGCTGGCCAATGTCGCTTGGGCCGACAGGCTGAAAACCTTCCTGAGAAAGCGAGCGATCGATATCAAGCCAGTTACGGGGTTTATTGGCGGCAGCTTCAATTTTTCGCGCAACCTGGTCGCCGATAACCTTCTTGCCAAGAGCCCAGCGGTTTACCAGATTTGCCTGAGTTCCAAGTTTTTCTGCCATCCGCGTCTGAACACCATTGAATTCACGGTCGATCAAGTCGTTGAGATTTTGCCTGCGGACGTCCTGGATACTTTTCATTTTCTGGAAAATCGCCTCGTATATGAATCAGTAGATGATTCAATTTAAAGCAATATTACCCAACAGGTAAATGCACCCCATAGGTAACTATCCTTGATTTTTGTTACCTTATGGGTGAATATTTATTATCTGAAATAAATATCAGGCAATAGCTATGAGCGATAACGGACATTTCGATTTCAAAAAGCACTGGCTTGCACTTACTCCGGATGAGCGTGAAGCCTTCGCACAGGAAGCCGGAACGACGAGTCACTATATCCAGACTCACTTAACAGGTAAGCGCAAAATGCCAGGTAAAGTATTGATGAATGGGCTTTTTAAAGCCTGTAAAACAAGACAATGGCTGCGCTCAAAAGCAGAACTGGCATACTTCTTCTACTCATGATATCCAGCCACAACCCTCTGTAGACCGCCACCCGGCGGTCTTTTCATATCTATTCGCACCTCAAAGGTAATAAAAAACCAAATCTGGTTGATCTTTTTTTTGTGTCAGCACAAAATGACCGTAATCCCAATACTAATAACAGGGCTTACCATGGAAATCATTACACGTATTGATGCCGCAAAGCGCGGACTTAAACGCTACTACACCGGAAAACCATGTAAGCACGGACATGACAGTGAACGTTGGGTTTACAACGGACACTGTGTTGAGTGCACCATGGAATCAAACCGTCGTATCAGGGCAGAGATTAAGCAGATCATGATTAATTCCTCCCCACAACATTCAAGCTGATAGCGGAGATTAATCATGAGCAGACATGCAACAGATTGGGCCTGGGAGACAGATCCAGGTAGCTCGTCATTAAAGCTCATACTGCTCTCGATGGCTGACAGAGCCGATGAATATAACCTATGCTACCCCAGCATAGAACGCCTCGTTAAAGACACTTGCCTGAATAAAAAAACCGTGCAGGCCGGGCTTATATCGCTCATGAAAATGGGGCTTATTTCAGATACCGGAGAGAGAAAGGGAGCGACAAAAAGAGTGCGGGTTTTCTCTCTTAATATAACCAAAAACGGGAACATTAAAGGCAACCGGGAGGGGGGCAATGAACCCGAAAACGGTAATGTTACCGAAAGCGGGAATATACCCAAAAACGGGATGTTGAATGATCCCAAAAACGGGATCCAGAACCAGTCATATAACCAGTCATTTAACCAAGAGAGGGAGAGCAGGACAAAAACCGGGAATTCTGTGCCTCATGACCCCGGCGCAAACAACGCCGTGATGAATAACTTTGTTCCTCCTGGTGGGCCAGGGCAATTAGGCAAATTTGTCATGCATGAACAATGGCAACCATCAGATGACTTTCTTCGGAAAAGCTCATTGCAGGGAATCTACCTGGACAGTCTGCCAACGGCACAGGAACTTGCAGAGTTCAGAATTTACTGGATGGCTGAGGGTAAGGCATACCATCAGGCACAGTGGGAGCAGAAGCTGGCAAGGCGGCTGCAGATTAGCAGACAGAAGCAACCAACATTACCTGATAACAACGTTCCGCACTGGAACAGCCCTGAAGCGTGGGAGGATTTCTTGTGAACAACGTTTTTACCGCGATACAAAACCGTGACGGAGAAGCCCTTTCTCGCATGTCAGGTTATCAGCATCAATACGTCAACAATGACAATGTGGTGAACATGTCAGCAGAGAGGCTTGTTGATGCCCTTTTCAAACAGCTGAAACAACTGTTTCCGGCGGCAGTGGTAACCAACCTGAAGACGCCAGAGCAGGAAGTCGCTGCAAAACAGCAGTGGATTGCTGCGTTTGCCGAAGGTGGGATCCGAACCCGTGAACAGGTTTCTGCTGGTATGCGCCACGCCCGCGCCAGTGAATCTCCGTTCTGGCCGTCGCCAGGGCAATTCATCAAGTGGTGCAAAGACAGCAAGATGGTTCTTGGCGTCACCATTGACGATGTGATGGCGGAGTTTCACCGGTACAGCAAGGAAAAAAGTTTATATCCTGGTGGTCCCGAAAGATTCCCGTGGCGGCATCCGGTTATGTACTGGGTCGTATGTGATACCCGCCGTGCAATGTATCAGCGCCAGCTTAGCGAGATTGAGGTTGAGAAACACGCGCGCAGGCTGCTCGATGATTGGGCGAAAAAGGTGGCTTCCGGACAGCAGATACCCGATCCGGTGATCAGCATACAGGCAAAGCCAGAGCCCATGAGTACACCTCCGGACACAGGGAGAGACGTTTACCATCCACCAGGGCGAAGTTTCGGGTGCATGCCTAACGCCGCCACCCTTGGGGGAATAACACCGGCGCAGTGGCTGATGGAGGAATACAGGCGGGGAAAGGCGGCAGGATTTATCAAGTAATACCAGCGCGATAGCGCATTTTTTTACGCCTCAACAATTACCTATAAGGTAACAAAACATTCTAAACTCTATTGATTTCGTGTCTTATGTGGTTTTTAATTACCTTAGAGGTAAATCATGAGAAAACAGATACAGGCTCTTGGTCGACTCAAAACAGGCCAGATGAACAAAACAGAATCTGCGTATTGCCAGCACCTTGAGCAGCGTAAACGTGCAGGGGAAATCGCCTGGTATCGATTCGAGGGTATCAAGCTGCGGTTAGCTGACAACACGTTCTATACGCCCGATTTCGCTGTGATGCTCGCCACCGGAGAGATGGAACTGCACGAAGTGAAAGGGGGATTCTGGACCGACGACGCCAGGGTGAAAACCAAAGTAGCCGCAGATCAGTATCCGTTCCGAATCATCGGGGTAACGGTTAAACCAAAGAAAGCAGGTGGCGGCTGGAACATCGAAGAGTTCTGAATCGACGATCTTTTTAGTTATCAATGTAATCAATAAGTTATGTGGATAAGCGAGGGTAAAGATGGAAAGTAATATCAAAGGGTTAGTTGCCGCCGGGCATGAGATGGCTTCGGAACTGAAAGCAGAATGTGGTGCCGTTGATATGCGCAGTGTGGCAAAGCTGATCAGCGATTTGGCAACGCAACTGGAAGTGCAACTGGTGCGTGCTAATGCGCTGGCGGCGGAGAATGCGGGGCTGAAGTCTGCACACCCTCAACCATTCGGACCTGAGATGATGAAGGCTCTTGATGCGTATGAGAAGCATCAGGATGAAGTGCCGGAGACTGGGATGCTTGATGCATTTTTCATCTTGCGCGACAGCATCCGTGTTGAAACCCCAGCCACCGACGCTTTTCTGGCTGAAGTACGGGCGCAGGGCGTGGAGATGCTGGCAAAAAATCATCAAAGTATCGTCAATGCACTTAAGGGGGATTCTTTATTTTCTGATGGTGAATACCGGCATGCAATTATCGCTTCCGCAGCAACATCTTTCGCCGCAGAGCTTCGCAAAGGAGGCAACCAGTGAGCAAGATTGATTATCAAAAGCTTCGTGAAATCGCTGAAAAAACAAAAATTGCTGGTGAAGCACCTGTAATGCCTTTCGATCAGCGAATTAATGCGCTTAACGATTTTATGAAGCACTTTTCGCCAGATATCGCGCTGGCATTGTTGGATGAACGGGAAAGAAACCTGCAATACATCAAAAGCCGCGATCAGGAGAACGAGGATATTGCGCTAACGGTAGGGAAGCTGCGTGTTGAGCTGGAAGCTGCAGAGAAGCGCATTGCAGAACTGGAAGCCGAACCTGTAAGCCAAACTTACAAGTTGAACGAGCTGTCGGGCAACTATCCGGTAACTCCGGATGGTTGGATAAGCTGTAGTGAGCGAATGCCCGCTCAAGATGATTGGATTTTAATTTATTCAAAGCACGGCGAGTATATGGCAGGACAGGTACAAGGGGAATACGTGGAGTTGAGCGACGGCACTTTATCGTGGTTAGGGAACGCCTTGTTCTGGATGCCGCTACCAGAACCGCCGCAGGAGGTGAAGTGATGAACAAGTGCAACGCTCTGCTTTATGCCATGGTGATTGGTTTCGGCCTGGCTGCTGGTATCCGGGTTTATATTACCTGGGAGTCATTAATCAATCTGGCGTGGAGTGCGATTCGTGGCTAAATCCCCCGCAGAACGCAAAGCCGCGCAGCGCGCTCGGCAGTCCGCCGCCGGTGAGCGCAAAATTGAACTGGTGCTGGATAAGCAGGAGCAGGAAATGCTGGAGCGTAACTGTGCCACGCGTCGCCCCGGGCGTGCGCCTTACGAATTTGGTGAGTATATAGCGTTACTGACCCGCCAGGATGATGCACGCGTGCGCGGGCGTATAAAATCGATCAGCAGAAAACGTTGCGGTAAGTGCGGCGAGAGAGTTCCAGTTAATTCATGCCCGTGTAATGGTGACTCGCAATGCTGGGTGACCAAAGGCTGGCATGAAACGAAATTAATAGTGTGACATGTCACGAAGGTGTTATGCCAAAAATACGCTACGACCTTGAAGATATGAGAGATAACTCAGCAAATTTTCCGAAAGAGGTTAAATTTCTCATGCATAAGTATGGTTGCGCCAGGAGGGATATAGTTATCGACAGTCAGCACCCTTGCGGCGAGGATGTAATTTTCATTCGCGGTAAATGGGAAGGGTATCTTGACGAGAGTTTTTACGATGAATTTGATGGACTTTGAATACTGCCGCCAACTATGGCGGCTTTATTTTGCATGGTACTATTACCACAACGGTAACTATTACCACGGTGGTTATGATGCCTGCTGAACCTAAAACCTATAAACGCAAATCAACGCAATTTAAGCCACTAACAGCAATGCAGGAGGCTTATTGCCAGTCATACATCAAAACGCCTGAAAACCAGACTCAGGCAGCGATTAACGCAGGATTCTCCCCAAATACAGCGGCAGTTAAAGCCAGTGTCATGATGCGCGATGAACGCATTCAAAAACGGATTGCCGAGTTGATGGAGGAGCGCAACAAACGAATGCGCGTCAGTGCTGATTACGTTCTCATGCGCCTGGTGGAGATCGACCAGATGGACGTGATCGACATCCTCAACGACGATGGGAGCCTTAAGCCAATCCGCGAGTGGCCGAAAATCTGGCGCACTACGCTTAGTGGCTTTGATCTGTCATCGACCATCATGAACATGAACGAGGATTCGATAGAGACAATCCTCAAAAAAATTAAATGGCCTGACAAGGTGAAGAACCTCGAACTGATTGGTAAGCACGTCGACGTCAACGCATTCAAAGAACGCCTGGATGTTAATGTGAATGTGACAATTGCTGATCGCATAGCGGCAGCCAGGAAGAGACTGAAAGAACGTCAGGATGGCAATCAGTGACAGATACAGCGTTATCTCCTGAAGAGCAGTTAATCGAGGATATTGCAGGGTTCACTCACGATCCGCTTGGCTATGCCCTCTATGCGTTCCCGTGGGGGGAAGAGGGTACTGAACTGGCACATGCCACCGGTCCACGTCAGTGGCAGGCCGATGCGTTCCGAGAGATACGTGATCACCTGCAGAATCCAGAGACGCGATATCAGCCGCTTATGCTGGCACGTGCTTCTGGTCACGGTATTGGTAAATCCGCATTCATCTCAATGCTGATCAACTGGGGCATGTCCACTTGCGAGGATTGTAAGGTCGTGGTGACCGCCAACACCGACAACCAGCTACGAACGAAGACCTGGCCGGAAATTATCAAGTGGTCAAACCTTGCTATCACGAAAGACTGGTTTACCTGTACCGCTACCGCGATGTACAGCAATGACCCTGGGCACGACAAGCGGTGGCGAGCTGACGCAATCCCCTGGTCTGAGCACAACACTGAGGCATTCGCCGGACTACACAACGAGCGTAAACGCATCATCGTGGTATTTGATGAAGCGTCGAACATTGCGGATCTGGTGTGGGAAGTTGCCGAGGGTGCGCTAACGGACGAAGACACTGAGATTATCTGGGTGGCTTTCGGAAACCCTACACGTAACACCGGGCGTTTCCGTGAATGTTTCCGCAAATACAAACACCGCTGGAAAACTGCGCAGATTGACAGCAGGACGGTGGAAGGCACCAACAAACAGCAGTTGCAGAAATGGGTTGATGACTACGGGGAAGATAGCGACTTCGTTAAAATCCGTGTGCGTGGCATATTCCCTGATGCATCTGAATTGCAGTTTATCCCTACCGGTCTTACTGACGAGGCAATGAAACGGGTGGTAACTGCTGCGCAGGTGGCACATGCTCCGGTGATAATCGGCGTTGACCCGGCATACTCCGGCGTTGATGACGCTGTGATATACCTGCGGCAGGGGCTACACAGTAAGGTGCTGTGGACTGGCAACAAGACTACCGACGATCTGATTATGGCGAAGCGTATCGCTGACTTTGAAGACCAGTATCAGGCTGACGCGGTGTTCATCGACTTCGGTTACGGAACCGGTTTGAAGTCAATCGGTGACGGCTGGGGTCGTACATGGCAACTTGTTCCGTTCGGTGGCGCGTCTACTGACCAGCAGATGCTCAACAAGCGTGGGGAGATGTTCAACTCATGCAAGACATGGCTGAGGCTGGGCGGCATGCTTGATGACCAGGAAACAGCGGACGACCTGTCGGCGGCAGAGTACAAAGTTCGAGTGGACGGTAAAATCGTTATCGAACCGAAGGAAGATATCAAGGAGCGGCTTGGGCGTTCTCCTGGTAAAGGCGATGCGCTACTGCTGACGTTTGCGTTCCCGGTGTCAAAGCGCCTGCGAATTCCCGGGCAGCAGAACCAGCAAGGCAAGGCCATTACAGATTACGATCCCTATGCTTAATCCGTTAGCGGGGATAATGACGGAGATATCCTCTGGTGAGGATAAAACAAAGCCAGCTCATCGGCTGGCTGTTTGTGACATGTCACGGTGTTATTGCTCGCTTAACTTCTGCTTCAGCAAGTAACCTTCAAGCATCCAGATTTTGTTTACAGCATTCTGCCGGGCAATCTTCCGACCAATTTCCGCATCAAAGTTTTCTGGGCTTGCACAGGCGCTCTCTCCGGTGACGGTGAAGCCGTTGCGCAGCACCAGAACGCAGAACGTCAGCAGAGAAAGTGATTCGTTCGGCTGGTAGTTTACCTCTCCGCCAGTATGTTTCGCTTTTATGGCCACGCCAAAGACACCATCTTCTGCTGTGAAATATGCCTCCTGAGCAATAATGCTCTCGATATGGTCTGGCGTAACGCGCGGCGCGGCTAAACCTTTAGCCTGAATTTCAGATTCAATGTCTTTGTCACTCATAGTCTATTCTCAACTTAAAAAAATGCCCGGCGAACCGGGCGAACTGGAGGCAATGAGTTATGCCTTCCGTGGCTGTACTGGTTTACAGCATGAAGTCATCGCAATGGCGTCCTGCTGTAAAAATGGCGGTGATAGTCCTTCAAGGGAAACCATCACCGCCAAGCCCCTGGAACTTCTGGCATCACGGTCCTTAGGCGTGATTCTGGCGTGGCATGCAGGATTCGAACCTGCGACCAACCGCTTAGAAGGCGGTTGCTCTGTCCAACTGAGCTAATGCCACAACGCTGAGAGCACTTAGCCTGTTAAGGCACCACACTTTGTCGCGGCTCCATAAATGCTCTCATCGTTGCACCCTCGTCTCTTCCGAGGTGTCACACCGAATCGCCGGGATGGTGAATCCCCGTGCGCGGAATAAAACCGCTCGACTTGCACATTCCGGCTACCTGGTTCGTTTGCCATAGCAAGGGAGGGTGCCCCTTAAACGTATCCAGACCGCTATCGGCGCATGTGCCATACACCGTACTGCTCAAAATAAAAGCTCACCCCACCTGTTCAATTTAACGACAAGCCAGTCAGGTTAATAACCGGAATGAACTCTTTGCTTACCTGAAAGGTAATAATTAGTGCGTTAAATGTCAAGTATCTACGATAAATAAATCACATGTGGTTAAATTGGTAATAATTTAATTGCGTACGGAGTCATTGATATGTGCATGGGTAGCTCACCATCAGTGCCTGCAACACCAGAAGTTCAGGCAGCACCACAGGAGCAGGATGCCGCCGTTGTTGATGCCCGCGACGAAGAAACTCGTCGCCGTCGCGCTGCTGCTGGTCGTAGTTCTACGCTGCTTACCGGTTCTCAGGGCGACACATCAACCGCTAATACCAGCGGTAAAACGCTACTTGGTCAGTAACCGGAGTCATTGAAATGGCGGAAACAACTAAAGAGCGATTGAACAAACAGTTCGCACAACTTGAAAGCGAGCGTCAGTCGTTCGAGCCGCACTGGCGCGAGTTGAGTGATTACATCAACCCGCGTGGTTCCCGCTTTCTGACTTCTGAGGTCAACCGTAACGATCGACGCAATACACGTATTATTGATTCGACCGGGACTATGGCGGCGCGCACTCTCGCCAGCGGCATGATGTCAGGCATCACAAGCCCCGCGCGTCCGTGGTTTCGCCTGGCTACGCCAGATCCTGAAATGATGGATTATGGCCCTGTTAAGTTGTGGCTTGAGGTGGTGCAGAACCGCATGAACGATATGTTCAATAAGTCGAATCTCTACCAGTCTCTTCCGCAGTTATACGGAAGCCTCGGCACATACAGCACTGGTGCAATGGCAGTGCTGGAGGATGACGAGGACATCATTCGCACAATGCCATTCCCGATAGGCAGTTACTACCTGGCTAACTCACCTCGTGGCAGTGTGGACACCTGTTTTCGCAAGTTCTCTATGACTGTTCGTCAGCTTGTTCAGGAGTTCGGGCTAAATAACGTCAGCGAATCCGTAAAAAGCATGTGGGAAAGCGGCACCTACGAGAAGTGGATTGAAGTGATGCATTCGGTTTACCCGAACATTGACCGCGATACATCGAAGCTGGATAGCAAGAACAAGCCATTCAAATCGGTTTATTACGAGGTTGGTGGCGATAACGACAAGTTGTTGCGTGAGTCCGGATTCGATGAGTTTCCAATTATGGCTCCGCGCTGGGAAGTTAACGGCGAAGATGTTTATGGATCATCATGCCCGGGTATGCTGGCGCTTGGACCTGTTAAGGCATTGCAGCTTCTCCAGAAGCGCAAGTCGCAGTTGATTGATAAAGCCACCAATCCGCCGATGGTTGCTCCGACTTCCCTCAAGAATCAGCGTGCCTCCCTTCTTCCTGGCGACATCACGTATATCGATCAGATTACTGGTCAGGATGGTTTCAGGCCTGCTTATCTGGTTAACCCCAGTACAGCAGATTTGGTGGCAGACATTCAGGACACTCGTCAAATCATTAACAGCGCCTACTTTGTCGATCTGTTCATGATGTTGCAGAACATCAATACCCGCTCGATGCCTGTTGAAGCGGTGATCGAAATGAAAGAAGAAAAACTTCTGATGTTGGGGCCGGTTCTGGAGCGTCTGAACGACGAATGTCTTAATCCTCTCATTGACCGCTCTTTCTCGATGATGGTGCGTAAAAACATGCTGCCGCCACCGCCAGACGTGATGGAAGGTATGCCCCTGAAGGTCGAATACATTTCCGTCATGGCTCAGGCGCAGAAGTCTATCGGCCTGTCCAGTCTGGCGTCCACGGTTAACTTCATTGGTCAACTTGCGCAAGCGAAACCAGAAGCTCTCGACAAACTCAACGTTGATCAGGCGATCGATGCATTCGCTGATATGTCCGGAGTGTCTCCAACCGTCATTGTTCCGCAGGAACAGGTTGAGCAGGCTCGCCAGCAACGGGCACAGCAGCAACAGCAGCAACAAATGATGGCGATGGGGATGGCGGCGGCACAGGGTGCCAAGACGCTAAGCGAAGCTAAAACTTCGGATCCGAGTGTTTTGTCAGCTATGGCGAATGCAGTTAGTGGTCAGGGTGGGCAATCACAATGACAGATTACGAAGACGATCAACTGAAAGAAGAAAACGCCCGTAAGCAACGTGACATGGCACAGCGTGAAATTGATGACATTCGCTTTGTCATGAGCAGTGAACAGGGGCGTCGCGTTGTCTGGTCGGTGCTGGAGAAAGGCCGTGTGTTTTCTGCTATCTCACCGATGGACGCTATGGCTATGGCATTTAATGAGGGGCAACGCAATCTGGCGCTGGAACTGTTTCAGCGCGTTATGGCGCATTGCCCTGAACAGTATTTGAAGATGGCCAAAGAGGCCAGTGAACAGGAGTGATCATGAATTTATTTGAGCGTTTGCTGTATCGCCGTCTTTGCAATGAGCAACCAGTCGATGGTGGAGCAGCTCCGGCTGCGTCAGAACCGTCAGCGCCTGCAGGTGATAACCCTGCTCCAGTTGGTGATCCATCACAATCGGAAGGTGATAAGCCACAACCTGTTGCTGATGGCGATAAACCTGCTGATGACAAAAAGCCTGAAAACGATAAGCAGGATGAAAAAAAGGACGGCGATAAACCAGAGGGTGCGCCTGAGAAGTACGAGTTTCAGGCTGCCGAAGGCGTAGAGCTGGATACAGAAGCGTTGAAGGAATTCGAGCCTGTGGCGCGAGAACTTAACCTGACCAACGAGCAAGCGCAAAAGCTGGTTGATGCTTATCCGAAGATTCTGGCAGGTGTTCAGCAGCGCCAGGCAGAAGCCTGGCAGAAAACAACCGAGCAGTGGGCTGCGGATGTAAAAGCTGACAAAGAAATCGGTGGCGACAAGTTGATTTCTAACCTTAGCGCCGCACAGCGTGCGCTTGACCAGTTCGGGACACCTGAGCTCAAAGAATATCTGAACACCACCGGGCTGGGTAATCACCCTGAACTGGTCAAAACGTTCGTGAAAATCGGAAAGGCGATGTCTGAAGATGGCATGGTCACCGGTGGTAATGAAGGCCAGCGTAGTGCGGCCGAAGTGCTCTATGGCAAATAAGAGAGGAAATGACAATGGCTGTTAAAGGCTTAACTGCGCTAACGCTGGCTGACTGGGGTAAGCGCGTCGATCCAAACGGGAAAGTCGATAAGATTATCGAGCTTCTCGGTCAAACTAACCCGATCCTTCAGGATATGCCTTTTGTCGAAGGGAACCTTCCTACCGGACACCGAACCACCATTCGTTCTGGTTTACCTTCAGCTACCTGGCGTTTGCTGAACTATGGCGTACAGCCAAGCAAATCAACCACAGTGCAGGTAACCGATTCCGTTGGCATGCTGGAAACCTATGCTGAAGTCGATAAGTCACTGGCTGATCTGAACGGCAATACCGCTGAATTCCGCCTGTCTGAAGACCGCGCATTTATTGAAGCGATGAATCAGCAGATGGCGCAGACGCTGTTTTATGGTGATTCCAGCGTTAACCCTCAGCAGTTTATGGGACTGTCCTCCCGCTATTCCAGCCTGTCTGCGGGTAATGCTCAGAACATCATTGATGCTGGTGGCACGGGTACAGATAACACCTCAATCTGGTTAGTGGTGTGGGGCGAAAACACCGTGCATGGCATCTTCCCGAAAGGGCAGAAGGCTGGCATCCAGATGGAAGATAAAGGCCAGGTGACACTGGAAGATGCTAATGGCGGCAAGTACGAAGGCTATCGCACCCATTACAAATGGGACAACGGACTTGCTCTGCGTGACTGGCGTTATGTTGTTCGCATTGCAAACATCGATGTCAGCAATCTTTCAGAACCTTCCTCTGCCGCAAATATTGCGAAGTTGATGGTTAAAGCACTGCATCGCATTCCAAACCGTGGAATGGGTCGCCCGGTGTTCTACATGAACCGCACTGTAGGCCAGGCTCTTGATCTGCAATCTCTGGAGAAAACATCTCTGGCGATCAGCGTAAAAGAGACAGAAGGCGAGTGGTGGACTTCATTCCGTGGTGTACCAATCCGTGAAACTGATGCGCTTCTGGAAACAGAAGCCCGTGTGGTGTAACGCCTGTTATTAACCAGTGGGTCGTAACAGGCCCACTAATGGAGAAAGAAGATGATCACCGACAAACTGTTGATGTTCTCCGAAGCTCAGGCGGTTACGAATACCGCGGCTTCTACTGACGTAATCGATCTCGGTCCAATTGATGGAAACCGTCGCGATATCGGCGTGGGTTATCCGCTTGAGTTTTGGGCGCTGGTTAACACAGCCGCCGCGGCAAGCGGTGATGCAACTGTAAACATCCAGTTGCAGACGAGTGAGAATAACAGCTCATGGACCACTATTTATGATAGTGGCGCACTGGCAAAGACCGCCCTGACAGCAGGTAAACGAGTTGTTTCTGCAAAGGTGCCTGCCGGTGTTCAGCGATATCTGCGTGTTAACTACTCCGTCGCAACTGGCCCACTTACGGCTGGCGAATTCACTGCTGGTATCAGTCTTGATGTTGATGCCAATACGCCGTATCCGATCCGCTCAAAAGTAACTGGTTAAGGTGATATCGATGTCAGGTGAGAAACCAAGATACCGCGTTCTGCGCCTCTCTCATATCCATAACACTCTGTGGCCGGAGGGGGCAGAAATCGAATACGAAGGTGAGCCTGGTAGCGCACTGGAACCTGTTAACGATGCAGCCAGACAGGCAAAAGCAAAAGTTGCAGGAAAGGTGTCAATGGCAGCAACCAGCACCAAAATCATCAACGATGTGTCAGATGATGGTGAACTGGATAAGCTCCGTGAAGAGTACGAATTGCTCTTTAACGAGAAGCCACACCATAACGCTAAAGCCGAAACGCTCCGCGAGAAGATCGCAGATAAGCGTAAAGAACTAGGCGTGTAAGCCTCGCGAATCCGACAAGGGGCTTCGGCCCCTTTATTGCAGGAGTGTATATGGAACTCGTAAACCTCAAAACCGGCACTGACAGCTACCAGGATGAGAGCGGAGAAACCAGAACTCGCGATGAATACCCGTGGGGGCTGTGCATCACTCTTAATAACGACACATTGAATAAGCTGAAGGCGCAACCTCAGGGCGTCGGAACAGAAGTGATGATAACTGCAAAAGCTGTTATTCGAGGCCTGTCTGCCAGAGAAACTGACGATGGTGTTAATCGCAGCGCCGATCTGCAGATCACTGATATGGCGATCGCTCCTGTTTCCGGGGATGTAGAAAAATCAGCGGCTGAAACCCTGTACGGCAATGGGGGTGAGTAATGGCCTCTGTAGTAGAGATCTGCAATCGTGCGCTGTCCAATATTGGCAATAGCCGCAGCATTAACAGCCTGACGGAAGCCAGCAAGGAAGCGGGGGAATGTTCGCTGCACTTTGAGGCCTGCCGTGATGCTGTGCTTTCTGATTTTGACTGGAACTTTGCTACCAAACGCGTGGCGCTTGCAGATACGAGCAATCCACCGCCTGACTGGGAATATGCGTATCAGTACCCGTCCGATTGTCTGCGCATTATTGAAATTATGCTTCCTGGTGTACGCAATCCAACAGCAGCAATGCGCGTTCAGTACGAAGTTGGTGCAGACACCAACGGAACAGGAAAGTTGATCTACACAGACCAGCCGCAGGCATGGCTCAAGTATGTCTCTCGCGTTTCAGATGTGAACATGTTTGATGCCATTTTTATGGAGGCGTTGGCCTGGCGTCTTGCGGCAGCTATTAACATGGCGCTGACTGGGAATGCAGACCTCGGTACGTTTGCCCTCAATATGTACAATCGCGTGATTCTTAGTGCTGGCTCGCATAGCCAGAATGAATCACAGGAACCACTGCCACCGGTTGACGAGTTTACCATTGCGAGGTTGTCCTGATGGCTATCAGTTGGATCCAGCCCAGCTTTGCCGGTGGTGAGATTGGACCGTCGTTGTACGGTCGTATTGACATGGCGAAGTACCAGGTGGCATTGCGCAAGTGCGATAACTTTATCGTGCGGCAGTATGGCGGAGTTGAGAATCGACCTGGTACGCGTTTTGTCGGTGCCGCCAAATACCCAAATCGGAAATGCCGCCTGATCCCGTTCCAGTTCTCGACGGTTCAGACTTATGCTCTGGAGTTCGGACACCAGTACATGCGCGTTATCAAAGATGGTGCGTTGGTGCTGAACAGCAGCAATGTTATTTATGAAATTTCCACGCCATATACTGAAACCGATCTGTTCCGAATTAAATTCACGCAAAGCGCAGACGTGCTTACGCTGGTTCATCCGGCATACCCGCCGAAAGAGTTGCGCCGCTATGCGCATGACAACTGGCAACTGGTTGATGTGGTAACGAAGAACGGGCCATTTGAAGATATCAATATTGACGAGTCAGTGACGGTTTATGCCAGCGCCAGCACCGGGACAATTACGCTAACGGCAAGCGCCTCTATTTTTGGCGCGGAGCAGGTAGGAAAATTGTTCTATCTGGAACAGCCTGCAGTGGATTCTGTGCCGGTATGGGAAACCAGTAAGAGTACGTCGATTGGCGATATTCGCCGTGCAGACAGTAACTACTATCGCGCCGTTACAGCAGGCAAAACAGGTACTTTGCGCCCTTCGCATACAGAAGGCACATCATGGGATGGCTGGGGCGGATCCGGTGATGATGATACTGGCATTGAGTGGGAATATCTGCACAGTGGTTTTGGCATTGCCCGTATCACTGCTGCAAATGGAACTACTGCAACTGCCGAGGTGATTTCCTATATCCCTTCGCAGGTCGTGGGCGAGGATAATGCCAGCTATAAATGGGCTAAATATGCCTGGAACAGTGTTAATGGTTATCCTGGCACTGTTGTTTATTATCAACAACGTCTTTACTTCGCCGCATCGACTGCGTTTCCTCAGACTATCTGGGCCAGCCGTACCGGGGATTATAAGGATTTTGGCAAAAGCAATCCTACGCAGGATGACGACAGAATTATCTACACCTATGCCGGACGTCAGGTTAATGAGATCCGCCACCTGATTGATGTTGGTTCTCTGGTGGCGCTGACTTCCGGAGGTGAGTACGTCATCACCGGCGACCAGAACAAAGTGTTAACCCCATCATCATTTGCATTCAGCTCTCAGGGATCAAATGGCTCAAGCAACGTCCCGCCAATTGCCGTGGCGAATATTGCTCTGTTCGTCCAGGAGAAAGGCAGCGTTGTCCGTGATCTGGCCTACTCATTCGATGTTGACGGCTATCAGGGGAACGACCTGACCATCCTTGCCAATCATCTTTTTCAGAAGCACAGCATTGTTGACTGGTGCTTCTCGATAGTCCCTTACTCCAGCGCCTTCTGCATTCGTGATGACGGTAAATTACTGGTGATGACCTATTTGCGTGATCAACAGGTTTTTGCATGGGCACCACAGTCCAGTACCGGAAAATATGAAAGCACATGCAGTATCAGCGAAGGCAATGAAGATGCGGTGTATTTCGTCATTAACCGAACCGTTAACGGGCAAACAGTGAGATACATCGAGCGACTGTCCAGCCGTTTATTTACCAGCGATGAAGATGCTTTCTTTGTTGATTCTGGCCTTAGCTATGATGGAAGAAATACGTCTGACAGAACGATGACCATCACTGGTGGTTCTGGCGAATGGGATTACCGCGCGGAATATACAATCAGTGTTTCTGGTGGTGCGTACTTCACCAGTAGTGATGTCGGCGCGCAACTACAGTTCCCTTATACCGGAACTGATCCTGATACTGGCGATGAGGTGTCAAAAGAATTACGTTGCGACATTATTTCTGTAACCAGCAATACCGCTGTAGTGGTTCGTGCTAACAGGAACGTCCCGCCATCCCTCAGGAATGTGGCCACCACGAACTGGCAGATGGCGCGCCGGACATTTGGAGGCCTGTCTCATCTTGAAGGCCAGACCGTAAACATTCTCTCTGATGCGAACGTGGAACCACAGAAAGTGGTTTCCGGAGGTGCCGTCACGCTGGAATCTCCGGGGGCTGTAGTGCACATCGGCCTGCCAATAACTGCTGAATTCGAAACACTGGATATCAACATTAACGGACAGGAAACGCTGCTGGACAAAAAACAGGTGATCCCCTCCGTTACTCTGGTTGTGAATGCCAGTCGCGGCATCTGGGCGACTACGCCCGGCGGTAAATGGTACGAATATCCACAGCGTGAATTCGAGTTCTACGATGATCCTGTTGATGACGCTACCGGAAAAGTAGAGGTAAAACTGGACAGTAACTGGGGCAAAAACGGACGTGTAAGAATCCGTCAGCTTGACCCGTTGCCGCTGTCTGTTCTTGCTGTTATTCCTCGCCTTACTGTTGGGGGATTCTGATGATCGACGTTCAAATTATTCCCGCTACCGAAGAGCATCTTCAGATGATTTTGCCGGATGTTCGTCAGGCTGATATTGACGAACTGTATGCGGTATCGCTGATGACTACCGAAGATGCACTGCGTGTTGGCCTGCGTACTGCGACTATGGCTTGGTCAGGGTTCGCGAACGGAGAACTGGTAACCATGTTTGGTGTATCTCCGGCGTCAATGATCGGTGGCAATGGTACGCCCTGGCTGGTCGGAACCAGCCGTATTGAAAAATATCAGAAGACATTTCTGCGCCACTGCCGCCCTGTATTGCAGCAGATGCTGGCAGTTTATCCGCGCCTGGAAAACTATGTCGACGAGCGAAACCATGTTGCCAAAGCATGGCTGCACTGGCTTGGATTCAGGCTTGAAGAAGCCGCGCCTTATGGTGCTCTTGGTCTTAATTTCCACAGATTTCACATGGAGAGAAAATAATGTGCGATCCGGTTATTGCTGGTGGCGCAATGCTCGCCATGAGTGGCATTCAGGCATACACCCAGTACCAACAGGGAAAGTATGCCTCGAAGGTTGCAGAAGCGAACGCAGATATAGCCACTGCTCAGGCAAATGATGCAATAAACAGAGGTAACGCTGAAGCTGAGCAACGGCGCAGAGAGACCCGACAGCGGCTTGGTACACAGGCGGCGACAATGGGGGCGACCGGCGCCGATTTATCTACCGGTAACGCGCTGGATATATTTGGCGACACTGCCCAGTTTGGCACTCTTGATTCGCTGACGACGGTGAATAACGCGCAACGCGAGGCTTACGGTTATCAGGTTCAGGCTGCCAACTATAAAGCAGAAGCCAGTTCAGCCCGTAAACAGGGGAATGTGGGAGCAGCAACAACATTGCTCACTGCGCCTCTGAAGGCATACGGTGCGTACCAGATGTTTGGTGGGACGTGGAGTCCGTTTACTCAAAGCACTCCTGCGCCAATCGGGGCAGCAGCAGGAACCAGATTACCCGGAGGATTATAATGCCAGTCGTACCAACAGTATCCGGACGTCAGGTTGAGAGTCGTGGAGTTCAGTCAGCAGGCTTGCAGACGTTTTCTCAGCCAGGTATTGGTGATGCTTTTGTTCGGGCAGGGACAGAGGCAATTGATGTTTTGGGGCAGGCAAAACAGCGTGCCAATATCGCTCTGGCTCAGGAGGCATCTCTTAACCTCAGTCAGATAAGCAGCGATCTGCTGAATAATCCTGAAACAGGTTTGCTTAACCTGAAAGGGAAAAATGCTATTGGAAAAGGTCAGGAGTATACGCAGCAGTTTGATGCTCAGATCGAACAACTGGCTATGTCGCTGCCGGATGAACAGGCTCGTAATGCTTTCATGCAGCAGGCACAGCAGCAGCGCATTCAGTTCACTACGCAGGCCGGGAGGTACGAAATAGGACAGGTTCGCCAGTATGAGGCGGATATGCAGGATGCGACACTAAAAAACCTATCGATGCAGTTCCGTAACCCGACAATGGCAAACCAGGCAGGATTGAAGGCATATCATAGCATCATCGCTTACGGCGAAGCCCACGGCCAGAGTCAGGAAGAGATCGAACAGAACTGGGTTTCGTGGCGCGAGAATGCCGCGAACGGTGCGGCGGAGGCGTGGTATGTGCCGATGTATCAACAGATGATGGGTCCGAACGGCAAGATTGAGGTAACCGATACACCGAGTGAGGCGCAGTTATTCTCTGCAATAATCTGGCAGGAGAGTGGCGGAAATCAGTACGGAAAGGACGGAACACCTCTGGTGTCGCCAAAAGGCGCTGTTGGCGTAGCGCAGGTGACGGAAGATACTGGCCCCGAAGCTGCCCGCCTTGCTGGCGTGTCGTGGGACCGAGATAAATGGTTGAATGACCCGCGCTATAATGCCCGCTTGGGGCAAGCTTATTTCGGCGCGCAGATGAAGAAATACGACAATAACCCGGTTCTGGCAGTAGCTGCCTATAACGCTGGCCCAGGAAAGGTTGACGGCTGGATTAAACAGATTGGCGATCCGCGCACAGGCGAAGTCAGTGACGCCCAGTTTGCCGCAGCTATCCCATACGACGAGACGCGCAATTATGTGGCAAAAGTAACTGGCAGTGCTGGAGCTATTCCTGGATCTGCGACGATGGAAAACCTCATCGCACAGCCATTCTGGAACGCCATGAGTCCGGACAAAAAGTCGCAGATGATGAGCAAGGTTGCTGGCATGTACGACATGCAGGCTTCAGCCGGTCGCGTTGCGCTACAGAGTCGAATGCAGGATGACCTATCCAAAATTGAGGCCGGTAAGCAGGTGACGCCTATTTCAGCGCACGAATGGGCCGCCGTTATGCCGCTTCAGGCAGCGCCTGCCGAGCGCCTGCAGATGGAAAAAACCTTCCAGCAATACCAGCAGGCAATGACGCTACAACCTGTTTATCAGACCATTATGCAGGGCAACGTCCAGCAGGGTACCGCCGCCGTGCAGGCAATGGCACCGCAGGAAAACGACCCTGACTTTAAATACAAAGCAGAGCTTTATGCATCGGCAAAGGTCAAGCTTGGGCAGGTACTGAAGGCGCGGGAAGCGGATCCGGGGGCATGGCTGCAACAAAACTCTCCGGTTGTGCAAGCTGCATTCCAGCAGTACCTCAATGACCCTTCATCTGGTGAATACCTGGTTTCCCGCATACAGTCTGAAAAAGACCGCCTGGGGATAATGAGCAAAAAAGTTTTACCGGAGTCCATGGTCAACGACGTACTGCAGCGTATTGACAACACGCAGGAATCTAGCGTAAAGGCCATTCAGTCGGTGGCGCAGTCGTTCGGCAAATACTCGGATCAGGTGATGCAGCAGGTTCAGAAGAACGCTTATCCTGCGTTGCAGGTTGTCATGGCTACCGAGAACCCGCGCGCGGCAAATGCGCTCTGGCAAAACCGTAGCGTTAAAACTGCTGACTTACGCGGCAGTCTTGAGAAAACCGACGCGGATAGCGCCGACTCGTCATGGAATGACCAATCGAAAGATTTTGCAGGCACGATGGTTGTTCAGCCTGGTGGCACTGCCGTGTGGAATAACTTCAACGAGCAGGGAAAACGACTTACTTACATCAACATGCAGCGCGGAATGTCGGCGTCTGATGCAGCAAAACAGGCGTATCAGGACATCCTCGGCGAGCAGTACCAGACCAATGGCACTTGGCGGCTACCTAAGCGTGCAGGGATAGATATTCGTGACGTTAACGATGGTGCCAATGCGTATCTGAAAAACCTGTCAGCAGATCAGATTATGCCGCTTATTGGTGACCCAAGGCTACCTGATGAGGTTAACCGTGAGCAGAGTATCTCCCGCATTCGTGATAATGCGCAGTGGGTTACCAACAGCGACGAAACAGGACTTACCCTGATGCTCAACGGGCTGATCGTCAACGGTGCCGATGGCAACCCGATTACGGTGACGTTCAACGATCTGGCGAAACTGGGAACAACCAACCGATCAGTATGGAACCGCATTACCAAGTTCATTGATACTCCGGTGAAATATACTCCCGGACAGTCTAAGGAATACAGCGCAGAAAGTCAGCGCGACAACCTGATTAACATTTTCCAGAACGGCCAGCAATCAGGACGATAACATGCCAATTTACACAGATGATCCGGGACAGGGCATTAACCAGCCAATTGGCAACGCGCCAGCAGGGCTTGGCGAATCGCTGCTTTCTTCCCTTAAGCAGGGATTTGAAGAGGGGCCGGTCATGTCCGGCTACCGCTTTGCGCAGGTCGACTCGCTGGCGAATGACCCAAACTCTACAGTTATCAGTAAGCAGGACGCAGATGAGCTCCTGAAGCAGTACGGCGTAAAGAGCATAAACGTGCCAGATTCTGGCGTTACGCAGGCTTTTCTCGATCATGTTATTGCCGAACGCAAAGATTCTCTGGCACGCCAGCAGATTGCGATGTCGGCACCGAGCGGGTGGGTAGCCACGCCGCTTAATTTCGCAGCCAGCCTAGCTGGTTCAATGGCAGATCCTGGTAACGTGGCGCTGGCGCTGGTTCCGTTCGCTGGAGAAGCAAAGGCAGCTTCTGTGCTTGGCCGATTTGGCGAGCGATTTGTTGCGGGTGCACGCATGGGGGCAGCGCAGGCGGTGGTGACCGTGCCGCTTACCGGGCTGGCAGCGGCGGCGGAAGGTGACGACTTCACCTATAGCAACGCGTTGGAAAGTACTTTCTTTAACACGATGGCTGGCGGTCTAATGCATGCCGGCGGCGGCCTTATCGCCGATATCGTGCGACCGCGTCGCGTTCCCGATGCTGCAACGGGAGAGTCCCCGGCGTTTTCTGGCGATGCGCAGCCAACCCCGGTGATAACGCCTGACAACATTCCGGCGGGCGTGAATATCCCTGAGGTTGGCGCTAACGCAGATCTGGCGGCGGCCATTTCCAATGAAGCGGAGAGCTACGCATACAGCCGGGCTTATGACGACGTGATTCCTGACTATATGGCGCGCCAGCAGGAGTTACAGAGCGGACAGATCGGTAACGTTGCCGACCTGCGTGCCGAGCTTGCGGCTAATCAACGTCATGCTGACTCGCTTGATGCGACGCTGCAGCAGCGCACCAAAAAGTATCAGGGGCAGCGGATGAAGTTTAAGGATGCGCGCTCTAGGGCACTGAAAGAGATTCAGGCCGAGAAAGACGCCATCGCTGCACGCAATCAGGAGATCAACACATCGCTGGAGCAGAACGCGACAGCAGAGCAGGCGCGCTGGCGCCAGTCTCAGATTTCCCGCGGCGAGATCCCCGACGACCTGAAAGTCACCATTTCCGAGCGTGCGCAGCAGATCCTGGACGGCATGCAGATGTCGCCGGTCGCTGGCGCAGTTCGCACTGCCGCAAGCGCCATCAGGGATGCTGACTGGAGCGTGAACCAGCAGGCGTATCGCGCTGCGCTGGCACACATGATGGAAGGACGTAGCCCAGATGTTGAGCCCTTCTATGAACTGCACAAATCGGCACTGCGTGAACGCGCCATCCATCGCATACAGAACCCGGCACGGCAGGTTGATGAAACGGCTCGCCCAGCAAGCGAAACAGCCGATCGGGTTTATCAAGAAACGCAAAAGGCAGATCATGAAATTACCGCTGCCGCTGCAGACCTTGATAACGAGCTCAACCTGAGTAACGCCCTGCTTGACGATATCGCTGTCGATAACCCTGATCTTGCGACCACGTTGCGCCAGAAACTCAATGATATTCGTGCCGACGCCAGCGACAATAGCATGAGCAACGCTTTCCGGGCATTTGCCGCCTGTATGATTAACCGGGGGATGTGATGGCAGCAAACGAATTTTTGACGCAGTGCGAGCGCAGTGTAAATGCTGCCGCTGGTCGCGAGCTTTCTTCCGATGAGATGGAGTCGCTGGTGCGTGACATGAACGACACCACTAGGCGAATTCTGGCGACCAATGAGGCGCTGTCTCTGGAAGAGGCCGCGATGCGCGCAGCGGAAGAACTGAGCAATGCCGATATGCTGGCAAAACAGATTGAGTCTCGCAATAAGGCAATCAACACCCGTATTGCCGCACAACGACTTAGAGAGCTTCGTACTATCTGGAAAGACCGCCCGGATATCGGGCTTGAAGCAATGCTGGTTGGCCGTAACGATGCGCGTACCGGCGCCCGCCGGTCGGTATCTTCGGAGGTGGCGCAACTGCGCGGCAAGTATCATTCCGGTATCAACTACGATTTTGACCGTGCCGGGCTGGTGCAATTCATCGCCAGCGGCAGCAATGACAGGGAAATTGCCGATGCAATGTGGCGCATAGGGCGCGGGCAGTCAACTGACGGTATGACAAAGCAATCCGTAAGCGCTGCACAAATCATCATGAAATGGCAGGAAACTGCGCGCATTGATGAGAACCGCGCCGGGGCATGGATACGCAAAGAGCCGGGCTATATAGTGCGCCAGTCACACGACATCATGAAGATCCGCGCCGCAGGTTATGAAGCATGGCGAAATGCTATTCTCCCGCGCCTTGATGAGCGCACTTTTGACGGCGTGGCTGACCGCGAGCAGTTCATGCGTAACATTTATAACGGGCTGGCTTCCGGCGTGCATCTTACATCTGAAAAGCCCGATTGGATGAATGGCTTTAAGGGATCGGCGAACGCAGCTAAACGCGCCAGCCAAGAGCGAATTTTGCACTTCAAAGATGGTATCTCGTGGCACGAGTACAACCAGCAATTCGGCACCGGCAGCCTGCGAGAGGCGCTGTTTGGTGGCTTAAACAGCGCTGCCCGCACAACGGGCATGATGCGCGTACTGGGCACTAACCCACAGAACATGTTTAAGTACCTGACGGACACCATTGCTGAAGATATCAGCAAATCCGGAAGACCGGCAGCGTTGGCTGACTACATGACGAAGGTGCGTCGCATTAACCGTACCGTAATGCCGCAGGTTGACGGCTCGCTAAATATTCCTGGCAGCGTAGGCTGGGCCAATGCGTCGGCGGCTGTACGCGGCTGGTTGCGTATGAGCCAGCTTGGTGGCGCGGTAATCTCATCGTTTAACGACGTGCCTATCGCCGCTACCGAGATGCGCTACCAAGGGCAGAATTTTATGCAGGCGTTGCTTGGTGCTATGAGAGGCCGCTTCACGCGTTACAACAGCGCGGAGCAGAAAGAGATCCTTTCCTCTATCGGAGTTTATTCCGACTCCATGACGCAGGAAATCATCCGGCGCATATCTGGTGATGACACGCTGAATGGAAAACTTGGTCGCGCGCAGCAGCTTTTCTTTAAGTACAACCTCATGAACTTCTGGACCGAGAGCGGTCGCAACAGTAACGCCATGATGATAACCAACTGGCTTGCAAAGAATGCTGACCAGCCTCATGCGCGGCTACCGGAAGACCTGCGACGCGTGCTGGATCTGCACGGTATTGGCGAACGTGAGTGGGAAATTTTTCGCAACATGGACATGGCCGATAGCGAAGGTCGTAAGTTCATGACGACCAGCGGCATCCGCGGCGTGCCTGACGAAGTGATTGCCGGTTATGTAGAGAGTAAGGGGATCAAGCCAACGCAGCGCGCTATCGCTGACGCACGCGATCAATTGGAAGGGCAGTTGCGCGGCTACATCCTTGACCGCCTGAATATCGCCATGTCAGAGCCTGGCGATCGCACGCAGGCGTTTATGAAGATGGGCACGGTGCCAGGAACGGTGGCTGGGGAAGCAATACGATTCGCTGGTCAGTACAAATCGTTCACTGCAAGCTTCATGCAGAACGTACTAGGACGCGAAGTATTCGGGCGTGGTTATATTCCTGCTGGGCTTGGTGAGTCGAAAACCGGATCGCTGACGAATGCGCTGCTGCGTAACGGGAAGGGGGCTTTCCTTGGTGCTGCAAACCTCTTTGTCTGGGCGACTATGTTTGGTTATATCTCCATGCAGTCAAAACTCATGCTGAAAGGGCAAACACCGCGCCCGGCAGATGCCAAGACGTTTCTCGCAGCCGCATCTCAGGGGGGCGGTCTTGGCATCTTGGGTGACTTCATGTTTGGCGAGGTCAACCGCATGGGGGCCGGGCCGGTTACGTCGCTAATGGGGCCGGCAGCATCGAACGCTGACAGCATTATCACGCTGCTCCAGCAGACCACGAGAGGGGATGCAGATTTGGGTGACTGGTATCGCACGGCACTTGACAATACGCCATTCCTCAACGTGTTCTGGCTTCGTACGGCGATGAATGGTTTAATATTGAACCGGATACAAGATGCCCTTGACCCTGGCTCTCTTGAGCGTTATCAGCGCCGTGTTGAGCGTGAGCAGGGTAACGAATTTCTGATTCCACCATCGCAGTTCATGCTAGGGAAGTAATATGAACAGAATTATATTAATGATTATTCTTATGCTTTTAGTTGTAAAATCTTTTGCAGATACTACCTCACCGTTAATGATTCAGCCTAAAAATGGGGAAACACTGGAGGATTCTAAAAAGCATACAATGGAATATTTTGGATGTATAAAAGGGCAGGCCGTAAAATACGCTAAGACAGGAGAAAGTGTTGATTCTATATCCAAAGCTTCGGTTGTGTCATGCGAGTCGTACATACAAAAGATTGCTGAATCAAATATATACTATTTAAATTCCTCTCAAGACGGTAAGCGGAAATTTATTGGAAGGCTTAAATCAGATGGTGAAAGTTTAGCAACGAAATTTGCTATGGATGAAAAGCTAAAAAATAAATAGGTGACTACATGCAAGCGATAGGATTCATTGGGCTGATGGTTTGCAGCTAACCTGCAAGTTTGCGAAGTGCCAAACAAATAATCTCACGGCGCTGTTCATCCCCAGGAAGCTGCATTGTGATTTTCACAATGCAGGTTTTAAACCACTGCTTCATTTTCGTAAAGCCATACAAATCATGGCTTGCACCCCACCGGCAGAAGGTATGGTGATTTCCACCATACCCTTCGAGAAGCGTTGAGAAATCTTCTTATGTTGAGATTTCCAGTCTAGACCCATTCCCTCAACGATAGGTTTCATTGGGGTGTACGGTTCGCCGTTGTGATTGACAACATAAAGTTCTACGCCGTGGAATGGCACGTTGATAGTAGTGACAAGTTTGAAACATCGCTGGTTGTAAGCCAGCAGATGCTCGTTATTTTACATCGCGGTACAATTTCTCGCTGGTGGCTCTTTTACACACCTTAACCAAATACGGTTGATTTTAATGTTTTTTCGCGCTTATCATTACCTTTTCGGTAAATTTACATCGCGCTCATCTTGTGCCATAGTAATCGGGCACTGGCAAAATCCAGTGCCGGGATTGGCGTCCCGGGTTACTAAGTGGCGCATACCACGCCAGACGTGGTTTTTTTATGCGTTAAGCACAGCTATATCCGAATTATGGTGGGCTGGGCAGGGGTCCGAAAGGACGCCGGTACCACTTAGGCCGGTACGCCAACCTTGTCCAGTTCACCACCAGTAATTGGCGTTGCGGTGGTGATTAAAATCACTAAGTGGAGATAACCACCATGGCTAATGCTCAAACTGCCATCTTCAAATTTGAATCTGTTAACCCTATCCGTTCCATCATTATCGATGGCCAACCATGGTTTGTAGCCCAAGACGTTTGTAGTGCGCTGCGTATCCAAAACGTCACCCAAGCACTTGAAAAACTGGATGATGATGAAAGGTCTATGTTCAACATAGGGCATGAACATCGTGCAATTTTTGACAGCCGAGTAAAAGAGATCAACATCATCTCCGAGTCAGGCCTCTACACACTGATCCTCCGCTGCCGCGACGCAGTGACACCAGGCACTATCCCCTACCGCTTTCGTAAATGGGTTACAGGTGAGGTTCTTCCTCAGATCCGCCGCACCGGAAGTTACATTAAAAACTCGCTCCCGCAGGAAGAACGCATAAAGATAGTTGCCGACCAGGTAGCCAACGCCACAGCATCAGCAGTGATGCAGGCAATGAAGATAGAGAACAAAACCTACAGTGCCCCGCTGAAGCCCGGCTACCGCAGCCTGATTCATTCTCCGTCTGGTGTTCTCGGCCTGACGGAGAACTCACTGCTGATGAATCTGCTGAACCAGTTACAGGACGACGGGCACGACGTATCGGGCGCGGCGGCGGAGCTGACCACCATGTTCTGCTACATCGTCGGTGTGAGTAAATGCCTGCGTGATATCCAGACCCACGCGGAATACATCAACGACAAGGCAGGGTTCTTCTGACGGGCGGTGGCACAGGGATGTGCCTTTAAATAATTCTGTACAGATTGCAGACCGGGGGTGAATAGCGTACTATTACCTTAAAGGTAAACCTGTTTTTATTTTATACCTGTAACTTACCGGAGATTAAAGATGACAAAACTTGGATTCGTGATGAGAGGTCCGGTAAGAAGCGGAACTCATGCAAAGCGTAGCAAGAGTCGTATTTTTACTGGTAAGGTTGTAGCACGTAAATCAGCTATTGGCTCGTTCAATAGTGAAAATGCGGCATTGCGCCATATTTTTATCAGCACAAAGCCAAGAGCATCCGCTGATGTGCATACAATGTCTATTCCTATCACAAAGAATATAAAGCGGATAAAAAAGCTCTCATCTGCAGAATCAAAAGAGATATCTTTCCGCCAGCTTAACTCATTAGAAACGCATATGAAGGAAGAGGAATTCGATGTTTTTGAGTGAGTATAGCGGGAAGGTTATACCTACTGGTGAGTTTAAAACTGATGACTTTCTGATTTCGCTAAAAGATGCTTTTAAACAACACTGGCGTCATGGTCATCATCCTGATCTGGGAAAAGATACTCTTTTTGAAAGACCAGAGGAAGTATTAGGCTTCCATCTCAGAAAGGTTCATGTCAATATTGGTGAATATGCATCATATTCATACTCATGTACTGAACAGTGTTGGGATGAGTGGTCATATGGATTGATTGATGAACAAGGAAATTACAGGCCAAAACCAACCAGTAACGCATATCTCATATATGCAGTCAATGAAATAAGAGATGCAGCCTTACTAGCTTATTGGGACCCGCCCGCACACACCAAAGCTAACGCAAAAGTTTGGATGGATTCCGTATTGAATTTCACAAAATTATTTCATGAACGAACGAATACAGCTCCACTTAGTAGAAATGTTTATCCGTGGGATTATTCGTACAAATCCAAAAAGCCTGCATAGTAGTTTTTTATGGACGAAACAAAAGTCAGTGCTACACTCATTGACGCCACATTGAGGTGGTTTATAGATGGAAATTTCACAATGAAAAAAGCATTTGCTGCACTGTTCGTTTTGTTGTCTCTGGTAGCTTCAACTCAGGCCTTTGCCGGTCGTTGTCAGCACGACAGCGACACTGCTGCTGACGGCTCCCGCTGCGGTGGGCGTTCTGCGGATTCCCGCCCGGGTGGCGGTGGCATTCGTTAAAAACAAGGCCGCGAAAGCGGCCTGTGACATGTCACGCTAGTTTCGTTTTGCACGTCCCTGTGCCGCCGTTCTGTCAGAAGAACCCTGCCTTGTCGTTGATGTATTCCGCGTGGGTCTGGATATCACGCAGGCATTTGCTCACACCGACGATGTAGCAGAACATGGTGGTCAGCTCCGCCGCCGCGCCCGATACATCGTGCCCGTCTTCCTGTAACTGGTTCAGCAGATTCATCAGCAGTGAGTTCTCCGTCAGGCCGAGAACACCAGACGGAGAATGAATCAGGCTGCGGTAGCCGGGCTTCAGCGGGGCACTGTAGGTTTTGTTCTCTATCTTCATCGCCTGCATTACTGCTGACGCCGTGGCGTTGGCTACCTGGTCGGCAACCATCTTTATGCGTTCTTCCTGCGGGAGCGAGTTTTTAATGTAACTTCCGGTGCGGCGGATCTGAGGAAGAACCTCACCTGTAACCCATTCAAGAAATCTGAATGCTCTCGTTCCCTCAGTCATTGCCTCTTTGCAACGCAGAATAAGGATGTAGAGACCTGATTCTGAAACGATGGATAGTTCTTGTATTCCACCAGGGGTCTGTATTGAATACAGCCCCTTTTTGTTCCAGCCTTTTTTATCAAGTTTTCTCGCTTGTGTAACATCAATATTCAAAGCATTGCACACATCTTTGGTGACAAACCAAGGTTCTCCGTCAATCATGAACATACGGATCTGGCAGGATGACTCAAAGGAAAAGATGGAAGGTTTGGTATTCATGGCGATCACCTTTGTAGTTAGGTTAATCACCACCGCTGAGACCAATCAGATGGTGGTGAACTGTGCAGAGTTGGTCTTACCGGCTACAAAGGAACCCGGCGCACCTTTCGGTGCCCCCACACAGCCCACCATAGAATAGGTGCGCTTTACACATAAAAAAACCGCTTATGCGGCATATGTGCCTCTGTAGTAATCCGGGAGACCAATCCCGGCACTGGATTTTGCCAGTGCCCGATTACTATGGCACAAGAGGAGTGCGATGTAAATTTACCGAAAAGGTAAATATAAGCACTCCACTTGGTAATTGCAAACCTTATCTGGTTTGTTTTCGTAATTGTTCGGCACAATAGTCGAGATGTGTTTGCAGATCCTGCATAGACATCTGTGAGCTGGTGACGTAGTTAATCAGTGCAGTCAGTTCGGCAAGTGGGCCATCGACATTAAATCCATCCTTATCGAGATCCCGGAGTAATTTCATCAAGTGCGATCCCTCCACCAGTGACCTGACGCCTCCCGGCGTGTGAATCCTTTCGGTAAATCCGTCTTCCAGTGGATAGTGATACTGCTGCATCTTATCTTCTCCATGCAATAACTGTATATTTATACAGTAGCAAATAATTTGTTTGCTATCCAGCACGTTTTGCAAATTACCTGAAAGGTAATATCTATTCGTATTTACAGTCTTTCTATCCATATGTGGTTTTCCAGGTAATAGAATAACCAGATATGCGGCGCAACGGGTGCTGCGACTATCTGGAGATTTAACATGACGGTCTCAACCGAAGTTGACCACAACGAATACACCGGTAACGGCGTTACGACATCGTTTCCGTATACTTTTCGAATTTTCAGAAAATCAGACCTGGTTGTTCAGGTGTCTGACCTGAACGGGAACGTAACAGAATTGGTTCTGGATACCGGTTATACGGTAACTGGGGCGGGCACTTATAGTGGCGGTGCAGTGGTTCTTCCGTCGCCGCTTGCTGCTGGCTGGCGAATCACGATAGAGCGTGTGCTTGATGTGGTGCAGGAGACAGACCTTCGCAATCAGGGAAAATTTTTCCCCGAAGTGCATGAAGATGCCTTTGACTACCTGACGATGCTGATCCAGCAATGTTTTGGGTGGTTCAGACGTGCATTGATGAAACCATCTTTGCTTGCAAAATATTACGATGCAAAGCAAAACAAAATTTCTAACCTTGCAGATCCATCATTTGAGCAGGACGCTGTAAATAATCGCTCAATGCGTAATTATGTCGATGCTGCAATCGCCGGGGTTGTTGGTGGTTTTGGTTGGTTTATTCAGTATGGTTCTGGGGCTGTGTACCGAACGTTCCAGGATAAAATGCGTGATGCTATTAGCCCCAAAGATTTTGGAGCTGTTGGTGATGGTATAAATGACGATTCCACTGCAATAAGCGCGTGCCTTGAAGCCTCATCTCCAGGTTATAAAATTGACGGATTAGGGCTTACTTTTAAAGTATCAACTCTTCCGGATGTCAGTCGATTTAAAAATGCTCGTTTTTTATTTGAGAGAATACCGGGCCAGCCTCTTTTTTATGCTTCTGAAGATTTTATCCAGGGAGAGTTATTTAAAATTACAGATACACCGTGGTACAACGCCTGGACGCAGGATAAAACGTTTGTATATGACAATGTCATCTATGCGCCTTTTATGGCTGGAGACCGCCATGGTGTAAATAACCTCCATGTTGCATGGGTTCGCTCAGGAGATGACGGGAAGACCTGGACAACGCCGGAATGGCTTACAGATTTACATGAAAACTATCCCACAGTTAACTATCACTGCATGAGTATGGGGGTTGTCAGAAATCGCCTTTTTGCTGTAATTGAGACGCGGACCGTGAGCGGAAATAAACTGCAGGTTGCAGAGTTGTGGGATCGCCCAATGAGTCGCAGCCTTCGCGTTTATGGTGGTATAACGAAAGCAGCAAATCAGCAAGTCGCTTATATTCGCATTACTGATCACGGATTATTTGCTGGTGATTTTGTCAACTTCTCAAACTCTGGTGTTACAGGTGTTACCGGGAATATGACGGTGACTACTGTTATTGATAAAAATACTTTTACAGTTACGACGCAAAATACCCAGGATGTGGATCAGAATAACGAGGGTAGATACTGGAGTTTTGGTACATCATTTCACTCGTCACCATGGAGAAAAACCAGTCTTGGAACTATTCCTTCTTTTGTTGACGGAAGCACTCCTGTTACTGAGATTCACAGTTTTGCGACGATTAGCGATAACAGTTTTGCTGTTGGCTACCATAATGGTGATATTGGTCCACGCGAGCTTGGGATACTCTATTTCTCTGATGCTTTCGGTTCTCCTGGTAGCTTTGTTCGCAGACGCATACCTGCAGAATATGAGGCGAATGCATCTGAGCCATGTGTAAAATATTATGATGGCATTCTGTATCTGACGACCAGGGGGACATTAAGTACTCAACCCGGTAGTTCATTGCACAGAAGCTCTGATTTAGGTACATCATGGAATTCTCTTCGCTTCCCAAATAATGTTCATCACTCAAACCTTCCTTTTGCCAAAGTTGGCGATGAGCTGATTATTTTTGGCAGTGAGCGCGCATTTGGTGAGTGGGAAGGAGGAGAACCTGATAACCGTTATGCAGGAAATTATCCAAGAACATTTATGACCAGAGTTAACGTCAATGAGTGGAGTCTGGATAATGTAGAGTGGGTTAATGTTACTGATCAGATTTATCAGGGCGGAATAGTTAACTCTGCGGTTGGTGTTGGTTCAGTTTGTATCAAAGACAACTGGCTGTACTACATTTTCGGTGGGGAAGACTTTCTAAACCCATGGAGCATAGGGGATAACAACAGAAAATATCCTTATTTTCACGATGGTCACCCGGCTGATTTGTATTGTTTCAGGGTGAAAATTAAACAGGAAGAATTTGTTTCAAGGGATTTTGTCTACGGAGCCACTCCTAACAGAACGCTTCCTACTTTTATGTCGACGTCAGGCGTGAGGACGGTTCCTGTACCCGTTGATTTCACAGATGATGTTGCCGTCCAGTCACTGACTGTCCATGCAGGTACATCAGGACAAGTTCGCGCGGAAGTCAAACTTGAGGGTAATTACGCCATTATTGCGAAGAAAGTACCGTCTGATGATGTTACCGCTCAGAGATTAATCGTTAGCGGCGGTGAAACAACGTCTTCAGCAGATGGTGCAATGATAACGTTGCATGGTTCCGGAAGCAGTACTCCACGTCGCGCGGTATATAACGCACTCGAACATCTTTTTGAGAACGGAGATGTTAAACCTTATCTTGATAATGTAAATGCTCTTGGTGGTCCGGGAAACAGGTTCTCGACAGTTTATCTTGGCTCCAATCCTGTGGTTACCAGTGACGGAACATTAAAGACAGAGCCGGTCTCTCCTGACGAAGCATTGCTGGATGCCTGGGGTGACGTCAGGTATATCGCTTATAAATGGCTGAACGCTGTCGCTATAAAGGGGGAAGAAGGGGCGAGGATACATCATGGTGTAATCGCGCAGCAACTTCGTGATGTTCTTATTTCTCACGGACTCATGGAAGAAGAAAGCACAACATGCCGCTATGCCTTTCTTTGCTATGACGATTATCCCGCAGTATATGATGACGTCATTACTGGCCAAAGGGAAATGCCGCTGACTGATAATGACGGGAGCATCATTGTTGATGAGGATGATAATCCAGTGATGGTAATAGAAGACATCATTGAGCGCGTTGAAATAACGCCAGCAGGATCTAGATGGGGGGTCAGACCTGATCTCTTATTCTATATCGAGGCAGCATGGCAGCGCAGAGAAATGGATAAGATAAAAGAGCGGGTTCAGTCTCTGGAAGAACGTTAAAAAAAAGCCCGCAAAATATTGCGGGTATCAAAAACGGAGTTGGTGAAAAGTTATCTTTGAATTCTATCATGAATCAGTACGTATTTTAAATACATGTTCAGGTTTATTACACCATAGCATTATTAAATACAAAATTAAGTCTATGGTTCCTGTACAACTGCCCCCACTCTGCTGGCTCGTTCTGTAAAATCATTAGTACTTTTATTGAGATATATGATATGGAACAATAATGATTCATATATGGTTTACTATGCGGGTTTAGTCATCAATAATTGACTGGCTTATAGATAGTAAACAGGAGAAAGTATGTCTGCTCAAGTAACAAGTGAGCAATTAAATCAGTTGCTTAGTTTTGGTTCTCTTGCTGCAGTTATTGCAGGTGTCCCTCCGGAGGTTGCTTTAGGGGCTTTGGCTGGGGGCGGTAATTTTTGTTACCTCTGCAGTAGAGTACCCCATCCGTCGCCGGGTGCTCCTGTCGATGCTCAGCTTTCTTTGCGGCCTTCTCTTTTACAAACCAGCAGCATCAATTCTTATCGGCATAGCCAGCCTGATCCCTACCATCACGCAGGACTCTTTTGAAAAAGGGATTGTTTTCTCTGCAGGCGCATTCGTGTCAGCAATTGTCGCTGTGCGTATTGGTATATGGCTCTATCACCGTTCCGATAATCCACGCGAGTTAATTCCGGGGAGAAAAGACGATGGTAACGCATGAGTTTTTTTTGCTTATCACTAATGCAGTTATTTGCACTGGCATAGCAATTCGCGTTGTCACATTCCGGCGTAACGGCTCTCAACATCGAAGGTGGGGAGGATGGCTTGCTTATTTCCTGATTGTTGCTGCGGCCAGTATTCCTGTTCGAGTCGCCTATGCAATCTGGTTACGTACGCCAATGGCTGTGGATTTATCTGAGGTCATTATCAACGCTGTCATGCTGGCTGCGGTTATTAAAACGCGCGGTAACGTCGTTCAAATTTTTAAAGTATCGAGGTCTAAACATGGAGATTAAACAATTCCAGCGAGCTGCTGGTATCAGCGAGGCACTGGCCGCACGCTGGTTCTCGCATATAACTTCTGCGATGAAAGAGTTTGGTATCAGCAAAGCAGAAGATCAGGCAATGTTTATTGCTCAAGTCGGGCATGAGTCTGGGGGCTTCACCAGGTTGCAGGAGAATTTCAACTACAGTGTCAGCGGACTGGCTAACTTCGTTCGGGCTGGGCGTCTCACTCAGGGGCAGGCTAATGCACTGGGGCGCCGTGCTGGTGAACCACCATTGCCACTTGAGCGCCAGCGCGCGATCGCAAATCTGGTATACAGCAAACGCATGGGGAACAATGCCCCTGGTGATGGCTGGAATTACCGAGGGCGCGGACTTATCCAGATTACCGGTTTGAATAACTATCGTGATTGCGGAAACGGTCTGAAGGTTGACCTGCTGGAGAGCCCTGAACTGCTGGCGCAGGACGAATATGCGGCTCGTAGCGCGGCGTGGTTCTTCGCCAGCAAAGGATGCATGAAGTATACCGGCGATATTGCACGTGTAACTCTGATTATCAATGGTGGCCGGAACGGCATCGACGACCGGCGAGCGCGGTACATCACTGCCAGTAAGGTGCTGGCGGTATGATCTGGGCATTCGTAAAAGCATACTGGAAACAGTTTCTTATCGTGGCAGTGCTTGCTGTTCTGGTCATATCAGGAGTGGTTGCCTGGAATATACACGGCAGTCGCCAGTACGATGCCGGGTATGCTCAGGCGGAAGAAGACAGCAAAGCCGAAGAAGACAAAGTTCGTCAGTACTACGAACAGGAGAAAGTGACCAATGAACGTGAAGCTCAGCAGAGGATCGACCAGGCGCGCAATGATGCTCTTGATGCTGCCGCTAGCGCTGGCCGGTTGCAGCAACAACTCTTTGCCATCCGTGAGCAGCTCAGGCAGTATAACGCCATTGTCGGCGCTGGGTCGTCAGCCGCAGACACCGGAGTTTTGCTTGCCGACGTGCTCAGCAAATCTCTCGAGAGAAACAGACAACTGGCAGAGTATGCTGACCGGGCAGCCGAAGCCGGAAGAGTCTGCGAAAAACAGTACGACACTTTGACCAGATAGCATGGCATTTTTCATGGTACTGATTTCCGGTGACGGTATATAAAACGGTACGGGAAAAATTGAGATTTGGAAAAATGTTATCACTCAATTGGTTATGGTTGTCGTAAATAATTGAGTGGGAATGATTTGACCCTGCACTATGAATGAACAAAACCCTCTGTTACTACAGAGGGTTTTTTTATCCTAAAGAATTATAGGTTTGAAGTTACTAACATCGTTTAGTTAAACCAGCTATCTGATTTATTCTCTTCTGCTTTACCCACGCTTTTCATCAGATCGCGACCGCCTTCAGTCATATTTCTGTTTGCGTCAGCTTCAGATTGCACCACATCGGTTTGCGCAGCTTTGTGCTTCAGTTCCTGATCGATAAATTCGTTTTCGCGCTTGACGCGGGCTTCTTCTTTCGCCAGCGCCAGTTTTTGTTTCTGAATCTCTAAGCTACGTAGCTCATCTTCATAACTTTGATCGCGTTTTTTGTCCGCAGTGGCTTCGGCGTCCAGTTTATCCTGACGAGCTTTCTTATTCGCTGCTGCCGTTGCCGCTCTTTTATTAGCCGCGGCCTGGGCGTTTGCGCGACGTTGCTTCTCTTGCTGGATTTCCCTGTTGCGCTCCGCGACCCATTCGTCATGCTGCCTTTGCTCTTCATTTTTACCTTGCTGTTCCGCTTCTGCGACAGCCGAGAGTTGATCCTGCAATGATGAGGCGATAGCCGGATAGCTTAAGGAGGCTAAGATGGCGCAAAGAAAAACTTTCTTCATGACTCCTCCTGATTATTAGCTCTTTTCAGGACATTTGGTATTTGGCTGAATACGCGTTTCGTTATACGTCGTGGTAATAACAACGGCTAAACCTGTCGTAAACTGGCACTCTTTACCCACCTGGGTGGAGGTATACACTTTGGTGCCTTCCTTATATGTTAAAGAAACACCTTCCACTAAGGTTTTATCATTCACCATAGAACCCGCTGCCGCGCCTACAGCTCCGCCGCCAACTGCACCTGCCGTCGTTCCGGAATTGCTGCCAGACCCGACGTTGTGGCCGATAACACCGCCAGCGACAGCGCCAATAAGCGCGCCGAAGGCTTGTGCGTTCCGTTTATTTTGGGCGTTGTCTACGGCAACTTTTGCGGGAAGAATGGAAATAATATTAACGGTTTTAGTTTCTTGTTTGGTATTCAGTTGATCGGTTTGATAAACATCGGCGGCATGATCATCAGCATTTGACTGGCATCCTGCCAGAGTGAATGACGCTAACATTGCCACAGGCAGAAGACATTTTTTAAATTTCAT